GAGGTGTTCGGTTCCCCTACCATTATGAGCAGTTATAACGCTTACACACAGGCTAGGATATTGAAACAGAAGTGGGACTCTTTTCAACAGCCTGTGTGTATAGGCCTTGATGCTAGTAGATTCGATCAGCATGTTTCACCCGCTGCTCTCAGGTTTGAACATGGCGTTTATGATGCTATATTCAAATCTAAGAAGTTGAGATGGTTGTTGAAACTGCAGATTCGAAATTTTGGTACTGCCAGCGCCAAGGATGGGTACTTTCACTACACTAAATTTGGTTCTAGGATGAGTGGCGATATGAACACATCTATGGGCAACAAGTTGCTCATGTGTTTCATGTCACTACATTATCTTAAGTCTCTTGGTGTACCCTATGACTTTGCTAATAATGGTGATGACTGTCTTGTGTTCATTGAGAAGAAAGATGTTAAGCGCCTCAACGGTTTGAATGCTTATTTCAAACGTTACGGTTTTAACATCGTGCGTGAGGATCCTGTGTATGAATTTGAGAGGGTTGAGTTTTGCCAGACCAAGCCAGTGTGTGTTAATGACACCTGGAGGATGGTGCGGAATTACAAGACCTGTCTGTCGAAGGATCTGACATGCATTAACCTCGGTCATAATGTGGGTGAGTACCGTGCTTGGTTACGAGACGTCGGTGATTGCGGTTTGGCCGTGGCTGCAGATGTTCCCGTACTCGGTGCTTTCTATTCAATGTTGACCAGAATCGGTCTTAAAGGAAATTATTCCCATAAGGGCGACTCTGATTACCATTGGTACACGCTGTCTAGCAGGGATGCCTCCTGCAAGATGACGGAGCCTGACCAGAGAGGTAGGTATTCTTTTTGGTTGTCCACAGGGCTGACTCCAGATGAACAGGAAATTCTTGAAGATCATATTAAGAGTTTCGTCTGGGGGGACGATAAGCGCCAACTTATCGAAGCATTACCAGTTCTATTTAAATGACCAACAGACGTCGCAGATCACGTACTAAGCGGAAAACTAACCCTTTGGAGAGGTCCATGACACGCATACGCGGACCGAAGTTGAACTTTGATGGATCCAATGTCAGTTGCACCACTTACTCCGGAGTACCAATCTCTGTCGCCAATGTGGCCAAAGCGGTTATCACTATCGATTGCGACAGTGCTTCCAACCCTGCGGTCACATCAGGCGCGGCTAATGTTGTTGCTACGAGTGTACTTGGGCTATATTCCGAATATAGGTACAATTCCTGCCGCATTGAGTACATTCCAAGCATCGGCCCTGCGGGTGTTGATGCTGGGTCTCGTATCCATATCGCGTATATCGACAATGCTGAGAAGATGCTTGCTTTCTTCACAGCCTCCGCCGCTGCATCCCTGAACTTGGTCAGGGGTTGTAGGAACGTCAGAACCTTTAATGGTTGGGAGAGGTTCACTTACAATGTCCCTCTTACTTGGCGTCGTAGGGTATTTGATACAAATACTACTACGGGTGTTGCTGTTGTCGATTTGTACGAGCGAGCCACACAAGGCATGGTGATTGTAGCTGTTGAAACGATCTCAGCTGCAGTGATATTGGGCACATTTAAAGTTGACTCTTCTGTTCGTGTGGAACAGTTGAATGTGACCCTCACAACGTAGTGCGTGGTTTACTGGAGATACTTGCCCCATCTGCGAGGAATAGCGTGGTATCAAAATGTCACTTCTCTAGACTTGGCGGTCTTTAATCCCTGTCTCTTATATTGACAGGAGGGGAGAAGAAGGGGTACCATGAGTCGTAGTAGATGGAGTAGGGCTGTGGAGCAAAAGAAGGGTGCCAACTAGACAACTAGTTGAACACCTGGAAGGGGG